TTTTCTTAATCATACAGCAGAGAGCCTAAAAAATTTAAAAGTCGCACTGCAATTAAGAACTATGTTTAGCAAATAAGATAAGGGTGACTAACTAAAACAGATATAAGCGGAGAGACAACCCGACAGATTCACTGACAACGCTGCATGAAAATGTTATACCGCTGAATTGAAAGGAGTACAAAATAATGGAAGCTAAATTGATTATGACAGTGGAAGAGATGAAAGACCATGCTAAATGGCTGGAACTTAGAAATTCAGGAATTGGCGGCAGCGATGCGGCTACTGTTTTAGGGCTTAACAAATGGAAGTCACCTTTCCAGCTGTGGTTAGAAAAGACGGGACAAACGGAACCAGATGACCTCAGCCAAAATGAATATGTATACTGGGGCACGGTCCTTGAGCAGGTTGTTGCGGATCGTTTTTGCGAACTCACAGGCAAAAAAGTCCGACACCAAGGCATGATGGCTAATAATAAATACTCATGGCTATTAGCCAATGTTGACCGAATGGTTGTTGGTGAAAACGCGGGGCTTGAGTGCAAGACAGCGAACGGATTTGCTGCCAAAGAATGGGAAGATGATAAATTGCCCACTACATATTACTGCCAGTGCCAGCATTACATGTTGGTCACGGGTTGTGACAAATGGTATATAGCCGTGCTGATTGGCGGCAACCATTTCGTATGGAAGGAAATTCCAAGGAACGAAGACGACATAAAAGCATTATATGATGCAGAAAAACAATTTTGGGAAGTTAATGTGCTGCAATCCATAATGCCTGATGTTGATGGTTCTGACAGCTGCACTAAAGCCTTGCATAATAAATTTACAGGTGGGCAAGTAGAGGCGGTAACCCTGCCTAATGAATCGATTAAGTTGCTGGAACTGATTGATGGATTTGAACACGAAAAGGAAGAGGTCGAAAATAACCTAAACGAAACAAAAAATAAGTTATGCCTGTTGCTTGGAAACAACGAAGTCGGCTATGCAGGAGAACGCAAGGTAACTTGGAAATTGCAAAATGGCCGTGCTGTTGTTGACAGCAAGAAAATGAAGATGGAAATACCTAATATTTATCAGAAATATGTCAAGATTGGTGCACCATATAGGAAATTAAACATACAGAAGGGAGCTAGGTAATAATGGCGACAACAAAAGGTGGGTTAATCAAGAAAGAAGAAAAGAAAGGGCAAAGCGGGATTAAGACCATGCAGCAGCTTGTGATGAGCATGAAAAGTCAAATCGAAAAAGCACTGCCTTCCGTACTCACGGGAGAACGGTTCAGCAGGATGATCTTAACGGCCATGAGTACAAATCCCCAGTTACAGCAATGCACTCCGAAGAGTTTCTTAGGGGCCATGATGCAGGCGGCGCAGCTTGGTTTGGAACCCAATACCCCAATCGGACAGGCGTACCTGATTCCGTTCAAAAACAAAGGCGTATTAGAATGCCAGTTCCAAATCGGTTATAAGGGCATACTCGACCTTGCCTACCGGAGCGGAGAAGTAAACGATGTACAGGCTCATGAAGTATATGAAAATGATGTATTTGAATACGAATTGGGATTGCAGCCAAAACTAAGGCATGTTCCGGCGATGAAAGACCGTGGAAGCGTGATTATGTATTATGCCGTTTTCCATACAAAGAACGGCGGTTATGGGTTTGAGGTAATGTCAACAGAAGACGTAAAGGAGCATGCTAAGAAATACAGCCAGTCTTACAATTCTACTTATTCGCCATGGACGAAACATTTTGACGAAATGTCGAAAAAGACAGTGCTTAAAAAATGCCTTAAATATGCACCACTCAAAACGGAATTCGTTAGAGGTATAGCCACTGATGAAACTATCAAAACCAGTATAGCTGATAATATGACCGAGATAGCAGATGAAACGGATTACACCGAGATTGAGGCAGAAGCTACGCCGGTTATACCACAAAACGTAGATACTGAAACGGGAGAAATATTGTCGTTAGAGGGTAAACAAGAATCTGCACCAGCAGAAGCACTCTTCCAATCGGATGATAAAAAAGTCGCAGACTCGGAACATACAGAAACAGCTCAAGCAGAATATCCGGGCAAACGACCGGGGGAAAGCGCTCTTGAATATGATCGCCGCATGAGGTCAAGGATAAAGTAAGAATGAGCAGAAACCGCAGGGAGCAACTAATTCTCCCTGCACTCATAATAAACAGGGTGCGAAGATAGGGTGATAACTTGAGCGGCAATAAAAAATTTTATTGGCTGAAATTAAAAGACGATTTTTTCAAGCAGAAAGAAATGAAAAAGCTTCGTAAGATTGCCGGCGGTGACACGTACACGATTATATATCTCAAAATGATGCTGCTTAGTGTGAAAAGTGAAGGGAAGATTTATTTTGAGGGTTTGGAAGATAGTTTTGCCGAGGAATTAGCTTTAGAACTTGATGAAGATGCCGAGAATGTGTCGGTGGTTTTGAAATTCCTGGAAAAATATAAAATGATTGCCCAAGGTGGCACAGATGAGTATTTGTTGCCGGAAGCCGTAATGGCTATAGGAAGTGAAACCAAAGGAGCAGAGCGTGTCCGCAGATTCCGAGAAAATAAAAAAGCGTTACAATGTAACACTGGTGTAACGGATGTGAAACGCTTGTGTAACACAGATATAGATATAGAGAAAGAGATAGAGATAGATAAAGAAAAAGATAAAGATACCGCGCGCGCGTGCGAGGCCACACTTACAGACGATCAATGCACTACTGCTGCACTTAATACCGTAAATCCAATGACCTCAAAGGCTAAAAAGCAAGGCGCTAAAAAAATCCAATACGCTGAGTTTGTTGCTATGACCAATGACGAATACCAGTCACTTATAGCCAATGAGCGGTTGGGTAGCGAGAATGCCGTAAAGCGCTGTATTGAGATTCTTGATAATTATAAAGGCTCCAGTGGGAAAAAGTATGCAAGTGATTACAGGGCTATTTTAAACTGGGTAATCACACGGTACGAGGAAGAATGCTCTAAGCAAGTTGCCAAAGAGACAAAAGCAAGCGGAACTGGTTCCCTAGTGCAAATGATTAAGGACGGTGTTGTTAATGGCGCTGATAAAGAAAATGCAGAGAAATCCGGAAGTACGGAAGGAAATATCGCCGGCATTATGTCGCAGATACCAAGGGTTTAGTCGCACTGTCGAAACAGCTAAACGCGAGGCTGAAAGGTTCAACAGCAAGAAAGGCAACCTAAATGGCTATGAATGCGACATATGCAAAAACAGGGGCTGGAACTGCGTTGTTGTCGATAGCGGTAATGGGAATTATTCAATAGCCGTACAAGAGTGCAGTTGTCAAAGCATTCGCAGGTCATTAAAGCAAATGGCAGAAAGCGGCGTTGATTGTGATATCAGGCTTACAGATTTTATTGCTTCCGAGCCATGGCAAAAGAGGATGCTTTTAACTGCCCAAAACTACATAGCAGACAATAATAAAAAGTGGCTTTACGTGGGCGGACAGGTAGGCTGTGGCAAGACTTTATTGTGCTCAGGGGTATTTGCCGGGATGATAAAAAAAGAGGGTTTGCAGGGCAAATATATGCTTTGGCGTGATGAGGTTGTAAAGATTAAGGCCTGCGTAAATATCGAGCAGGAGTACACGGCTTTGATTGAGCCTTTGAAGGAAGTGCCAATCCTCTACATAGATGATTTCTTTAAGGTTGAACGAGGGAAGAAGCCAACAGGTGCCGATATTAACGTGGCTTTTGAAATCCTTAACTACAGGTATAACAAGAAACTTGCAACGATAATCAGCAGCGAATTATTTTTAAAAGATATCGTTGCGTGTGATGAAGCTGTAGGCAGCAGAATATATCAGTTGGCCAAGCTTAGTTGTATTGAGGTTGGCAAGGACGTTAAAAAGAATATGAGGCTTAGAGATGTGGCCGTATAAAAAATGGTTAGGGGATAAAAAATGAACATTACTCAACTTGAAATAATTAGCTATATTATTGCAATTTATGAGCATTATGGAAGGGCGCAGCAGTTAAGGCAAACTCAAGAAGAATGTGCCGAACTGATAGTAGCAATAAATAAACTGTTTAGGAATAATCAAGATAGCATGAGTTCTAATAAGGCAAATAATGATTTTCTGGAGGAAGTTGCCGATGTTGAAATCATGTTAGTACAATGCAAAATCATG